AGACGCCCTTGTAGCCCGCATTTTTGCGTGAGCGATTTCGTTAGGGCCCCGGGTCCAACGACTAACACAAATAGCGACTCTCCGTAGCCATCCCAGTCGTCACATTCAGTGACATTGCGGGCGTCACGGATAGTGACGGTACGTCAGATGCGGAGGGTCACCGTGAGTGTCGAGCCCGCCGTGCGCAATGAACTGCGGCGCCTGGACCTTGACCCCGAAGTCTCAGGACTCGCTGCAACAGCGCTGGCGCTGGCCGCCGAGCTGGACGCGGCGCAGTCACCCCGGGACGTCGCCGCGCTGGGCCGTGAGCTGCGGGCCGTCCTCGCTGACATCCACCGATCGACGCCGGAGGCACAGGAGGAGGACGCGCTCGATGACCTCGCTGCTCGAAGGGCCGAGCGCCGCCGGGCCTGAGCTGCTCGGCGCGCAGACGCCGCGGCTGACCACGGTGCCGGACTGCTTCCTGTCGTCCTCCGGTCAGGAGGCGGTGGAGCTCGCCGCGCTGGCGGGCCTGCAGCTGGACCCGTGGCAACAGTTGGTGCTGGACCAGGGCCTGGGTGAGCGGGAGGACGGCTCCTGGAGCGCGTTCGAGGTCGCGGTGATCGTGGCCAGGCAGAACGGCAAGGGCGCCATCATCGAGGCCCGCGAGCTGGCCGGCCTGTTCTTGCTGGGCGAGAGGTTGATCCTCCACTCGGCGCATGAGTTCAAGACGTCGATCGTCGCCTTCAAGCGCATCGAGTCCCTGATCAGCAACTGCGACAACCTGCGGAAACGCGTGGCGCGGGTGCGGCGGACCACCGGCGAAGAGGCCATCGAGCTGCGCACGGGGCAGGTGCTCCGGTTCCTGGCCCGCTCGGGCGGCTCCGGCCGCGGCTTCACCGGGGACTGCAATGTGCTGGACGAGTCGATGATCCTGGGTGACGACGCCATGTCGGCGCTCATGCCCACCATGTCGGCCGTCCGCAACCCGCAGATCTGGTACCTAGGGTCTGCGGGCATCGGCCCGCCGAGCGTGCAGCTCGCCCGCCTCCGGCGCCGCGCCGAGAAAGCGCAGGCCAGCGGCGTCCCCGATCCGTCGCTGGCGTTCTTCGAGTGGTCGATCGACGCGCACCTGCCGGAATGCCGGGAGGGCTGCACCGAGCATGACGACCCGGGCGCGGTGGAGTCGTGGGCGAAGGCCAACCCGGCGCTGGGCATCCGCATCACGCCCGAGCACATCGCACGCGAGCGGTTGTCGATGGGCGCGGCCGGCTTCGCCCAGGAGCGGCTGTCAGTGGGCGACTATCCGTCGGACGACATCGCCACCTGGGAGGTCATCTCCAAGGGCTCCTGGGACGCCCTGGCGGCCCCGGTGGCGGACATGTCGGACCCGGTGGCGTTCGCGGTCGACATGACCCCGGAGCGGTCCGCGTCGGCTATCGCCGTGGCGGGGCGCCGGGCGGACGGGCGCATGCAGGTCGAGATCGTGGACCACCGGTCGGGCACCGGCTGGGTCGGTCCCCGGATCCGGGAGCTGATCGAGAAGTGGCGGCCGTGCGCGGTCGTCATCGACGCCGCCGGCCCGGCCGGGTCACTGATCGCCGCCTTGGACGCCGACGGCATCGAGATCGTGTCGCCGACCGGCCGACAAGTCGCACAGGCATGCGGGCAGTTCTACGACGCAGTCGTCGAGGACCAGGTCCGGCACCCGGACGCGGCCACCCTGAACGCCGCCCTGGCGGGTGCCAAGAAGCGCTCCCTGGGCGACGCCTGGGCGTGGGCCAGAAAGGCCACCAGCGTGGACCTGAGCCCGCTGGTGGCGGCAACGAACGCCCTGTGGGGCCATGCCACACATGCGCACATCGAGCCGGAAGAGGAGGTGGAGCCATGGGCCGCCTTCGGGTGAGCAGGGCACTGCGGGCCCGCGCCGGGGTCCTGGCCGGCGGGTCGTCGGCGTCTGCGGGCGTCGGCCTCGGCTTCGGCCTGGCAGCCGGCCTGGTGGCCGCTGGCGTGCTCCTGGTGGCGTACTGCCTGCTGCTGATGGACGTGGACGGGGGCAGCCCGTGACGAGCCTGTGGAGGGCCGCCAGACACCGCGGCGGGGAGCGGTCGATCGCGACGATCGATGACTACGCGCTGGCCATTCAGGAGTCGCTGGGGCTGGGCGGCTGGGCACCCTACGGGGTGCAGCAGACGATGAACGGCCAGCCGGCCGAGCCGACACCGACCAACATGCCGGGCTACGCGACGCTGTTCGCCACCAACCCGGTGATCTGGTCGTGCATGACGTCCCGGCAGCTGGTGTTCTCCGCGGTGCGGTTCCAGTGGCAGCGGTTGAACAACGGCCGTCCGTCGGAGATGTTCGGCAGCTCTGACCTGCGGATTCTTGAGACGCCGTGGGTCGGCGGCACCACGCAGGATCTCCTGTCGCGCGTCATCCAGGATGCCGACCTGGCGGGCAACTCCTACTGGACGCTGGTGGAGGGTGAACTGGTGCGGTTGCGCCCGGACTGGGTGCAGATCGTGCTGCAGCGGCGGATGCTGCGGGGAGGGGAGCTGGGCTGGCGCCGCTTCGGCTACCTGTACCAGGAGCCGGGCTGCGAGCCGGTGCCGCTGCTGCCGGACGAGGTGGCGCACTACGCCCCGATCCCGGACCCCCTGGCCACGTTCCGGGGCATGTCCTGGCTGACGCCCGTGATCCGGGAGACCCGCAACGACGACCTGATGGCGGCGCACAAGACGCGGTTCATGGAGAACGCCGCGACACCGAACCTGGTGGTGCGGATGGACCGCACGGTCACGCCCGAGGCCTTCGAGAAGTTCAAGACCAAGATGGACAGCTCGCACCGCGGCGTCGACAACGCCTACAAGACGCTGTACCTGGGCGGCGGCGCCGACGTGACCGTAGTGGGCAAGGACTTCAAGCAGCTCGACTTCTCCCAGGTGCAGGGGGCCGGGGAGACCCGCATCGCTGCGGCCGCCGGCGTGCCGCCGATCATCGTGGGCCTGTCGGAGGGACTGAAGGCCGCCACCTACTCGAACTACTCGCAGGCCCGCCGCCGGTTCGCCGACGGCACGATCCACCCACTGTGGGCCAACGCGGCCGGGAGCTTCGCCCACCTGGTCAGGCAGCCGTCCGCGGGATCCGGAGCGATCCGCCTGTGGTATGACGCCCGGGACGTCCCGTTCCTGCGGGAGGACCGCAAGGACGCCGCCGAGATCCAGGGCGTCCAGTCCCGCAGCATCCGCACCCTGGTCGACGCCGGATACACCCCGGACTCGGTGCAGCGCGCGGTCGACGCCGAGGACTGGTCCCTGCTGGTCCACACCGGCCTGTACTCCGTCCAGCTCCAGCCGCCCGGAACGGCCGGGCCCACCCCGCCCGCGCTACCCCAGGAGGGAACCTGATGGGCATCCACCCTGCGCCGCGCGAACTGCTGCGCGCCGCACCGTTCCAGGCGGCGTCTGCTGCCGAGGGCGACGGCCGGTCTCTGTCCGGCTACGCCGCCGTCTTCGGCCAGCCCACGGAGATCGACTCCTGGGAGGGCTGCTTCACGGAGACGATCCGCCAGGGCGCCTTCAAGAAGTCCATCCGCGAGAGCACCCCGGTCATGCAGTTCGACCACGGCCGCCACCCGCTGATCGGGTCCATCCCGATCGGGTCCATCGACGACCTGCACGAGGACGACCAGGGCCTGTACGTCGAGGCCCGCATCACCGACAACTGGCTGATGCAGCCGGTCCGCGACGCCATCGCCGAGGGCTCCGTCAACGGCATGAGCTTCCGGTTCGAGGTCGTCCGCGAGGAATGGCGGGACGCACAGGGCAAGGTGGTGCAGCCCCAGGACGTCATGGACCTCCTGTGGATGCCCGGCGACCGCGGGCCCCTGCAGCGCGAGCTGATCGAGCTGAAGTGCCGCGAGCTCGGCCCGGTCGTCTTCCCCGCCTATGCCGGCACCTCAGTGTCGGTGCGGGCCCGAGGCATGGCCGATGGGCTGGCCCACGACGACCAGATGGCCCGCGAGATCCGCCGCTCACTGGCCCGGGACGCCGCGCTGCCCCAAGTGCCCGACGATCCGGCCCTGCGCCGCGAGGTGGCCGTCTCCCTGCTGTTCCAGCGGCCGGGCAGCGAGACCCGCGGCGAGCACGTCGTCATCGACGTGAACAGCCGCATGGACCCGGATGAGCTGGGCCGCCAGGTCCGTGACACCCTTCGCAGTCTTCAGGAGGCGACCGCGCCGCCCGCCACAGGGCACCCGGCCGCCGTCCGCAGCACACCCGGCGCGCCGCCCGAGCAGGGGCACCCGCCGCAGCACGCCGACGCGCCGCCCGCCGATGGGCACCCGTCGCCATCTCCCCGCACAGTCCGCATGCGCCAGCAGCTCGCCGAGATCGGCCAGCTGATGGACGGCGCACTGGCGTCCATCGACACACAGGAGCACGGCTCATGAACCTCTCTCACGGACAGTCGGTCATCCGGCTGAAGGACATCCGCGCCCAGCTGGAGGAGCTGGAGCAGCGCGACGACCTCACCGCCGAGGACGAGAAGAACTTCGACGAGCTCACCCGCGAGTTCGCCGAGGTCGACGACCACCGCCGCCAGCTGGAGCGCCGCTCCGCCCTGGAGCGGGTCCGCGCGGCCACCCAGGCCACCGACCGCGGCCCGGCCGCCCTCGCCGTCGAGCGGGGCACCTCCAGCGGCGGACGGGACAGCTACGACCGCGACCCGATCCTCAACCCGGACAGCATCGAGGACCACCGCTTCCGCAACCCCTGGGACCTGGGCGAGGTCCGCACCTTCGGCCGCTCCAAGGGTGAACTGGCCCAGGAGCTGCGGTCCCGCGCCCTGTCCGCCATCGAGAAGATGGGCGGCGCCAACGACCGCGTCAGGTCGGCCGCCACGGACATCGTCGAGCGGTTCGACGACTCCGACTCGCGGATCGCCCGGATGTGCCTGGCCACCTCCAGCCCCGAGTACCTGCGGGCATGGTCCAAGGTCGCCACCGGCCGCGGCCACCTGATGGGCCCTGAGGAGCGCCAGGCCCTGGAGCGGGCCATGTCGCTCACCGACTCCGCCGGTGGCTACCTGGTGCCGTTCCAGCTCGACCCGACGGTCATCATCACCGCCAACGGGTCCCTGAACCAGATCCGACGGGTCGCCCGCCAGGTCGTCGCCACCGGCGACGTGTGGAACGGCGTCTCCGCCGGCTCCGTCTCCTGGGGCTTCACCGCGGAGGCCACCGAGGCCAGCGACAACGCGCCGACCTTCGCACAGCCCACCGTGCAGCTCTACAAGGCACAGGGCTTCGTGCCGATCTCCATCGAGGCCCTGGAGGACGAGGCCAACGTCACCCAGGAGGTGGCGCGCCTGCTCGCCTTCGGCCGTGAGGAGCTGGAGGCCAGCAAGTTCATCTCCGGCACCGGCTCCGGCGAGCCGTTCGGCATCGTCACCGCGCTGACCGGCACCTCGGCGGAGCTGACGCAGGGCACCAACACCCTGCCGCTGGCCTCCGTGTACGGCCTCGACAACGGCCTGCCGGCCCGCTACCGGATGAACGCCTCCTGGCTGGGCCACCGGGCCATCTACAACGTGGTCCGCCAGTTCGACACCGCGGGCGGCGCCGGCATGTGGGTGCAGCTCCCCAGCGACACCCCCGCCCAGCTGCTCGGCCGCCCGGCCTACGAGGCCGAGGCGATGACCAGCACGGTCACCACCGGCAGCCGGAACCTGATCTACGGCGACTTCTCCAACTACGTCATCGCCGACCGCGTCGGCATGACCATCGAGTTCATCCCGCACCTGGTGGGCTCCAACCGCCGGCCGACCGGTCAGCGCGGCTGGTACGCCTACTACCGCGTCGGCGCCGACTCTGTGAACGACGGCGCGTTCCGCATGAACAAGGTCGGCTGACACACCACGCTCAGCGCTCCGGCCCTCCCGCAGTGGAGGGCCGGAGCGCCACCTGGAAGGGACCCAGCCCATGCGCAGAAGCGTGTACGGCGAGTGCGTGGCCCGGCCTGCCCTGGCGGTGGCCGCCCGCACGAACGGCGCCGTCAACGGGATCACCGTGGATCGGCACTACAACAACAACGCGTTCCGGTCGGCGATGTTCGTCGTGCAGTCCGGGACGATGACCGACGGCTCGGTGGCCGTCACCATGCAGGACAGCCCGGACAACTCCACCTGGACCGCGGTGGACGCCTCCTACATCCAGGGCTCCCTGCCGACCATCGCCAGCACCGACGACGACAAGACGTTCGAGATCGGCTACATCGGCCCGCAGCGGTACGTGCGGATCGTCGCCACCACCTCGGGCGCCACCACCGGCGGCACCTTCGGGGCCACCTGCGTCCTGTCCGGTGCCCGGCGCCGTCCGGCTGCCCACTGAGGAGGACGCAGACATGGCACAGCCGCAGATCAAGCGCTGCCGCGAGCCGTTCGCGACGGAGGTCGACGGGATCACCCGCGTCATCGCCGTGGGCACGCTGGTGGCGACCGACGACCCCGTCTACACCCGCAGCACCGCCGCCCACTTCGAGGACATCGAGGCGCACGTCACCGCGCGGGCCGACCGGCTGGCCGCCGCCGGCAAGGGCGCCAAGGCGGAGCAGGCCACCGCCGACCCGGGCGAGGCCCGCAGCGTCACCCCGCCCAGCCCGGCGACGGCGGCTTTCGACCCGGGCGAGCACAGCGTCAAGGACGTGCTGGCCTACCTCGACGGCGCTGACGAGGACGAGGCCGCCAGGGTGGTGGCCGCCGAGACCGCAGGCAAGGCCCGCGCGGGCATCCTGGCCCGCGGCCAGTAGGGAGGTGACCCGTGCCGCTCGACCTCGGCGACACCGCGCGCCTGACCGCGACCTGCACCGACCCGGGCGGCACGGCCACCAACGCCACCGGTGTGACCCTGACCGTCACGCTGCCCGACGGGACCACCGTCACCCTGGCCGTGACCAACCCTCCGGCGGCCGCCGGCCAGTACACCTGCGACTACGTCACCAGCCAGGCTGGCCGGCACACCGTCCGCTGGGTCTTCACGGACCCGGCCTGCGCGTACACGGACATCCTGGACGTCCGGCCGGCGTCCCCTCAGCAGCTGCTGTCGCTGGCGGACGCGCGGCGGCAGCTCGGCCTGTCCTCGACGTCATCCGATGACGAGCTGCGTGGGTGGATCGAGTCGGTCACCGAGGGTGTGGAGGCGCTCTGCGGGCCGGTCGTGACCAGGTCGTTCTCCGAGCGCCACGACATCCCCCCGTCGGGCTATCCCGCGCTGGTGCTGTACCGCACACCAGCGCTGGAGCTGACCTCGGTGGAGGCGATCCGGACGGGCGGCACCGGCTACGCCGTGGATGAGCTGGACCTGGACGGCCCCACGGGGATCGTCACCCGGCGGGACGGAGGATCCCTCCGGGGCCCGCTCCGCGTCACCTACACGGCTGGCCGCATGGACGTCCCGGCGTCCATCCGCGCCGCAGCAATGATCATCCTCCAGCACCTGTGGCGCACCAAGTACGGCTCGTCCCGGGGCGTCCCGGCGGTCGGAGGCGGCGATGACTTCGCCGTGACCGAGCCGTCAGCCGGATTCGGGTACGCCATCCCCAACCGGGCGCTGCAGCTCCTGGAGCCGCACCGCCTGCCACCGGCGGTGGGCTGATGGCTACGACCTCCCGCGTCCCTGCCGCCATCGACGCGCTGCTCGCCGTGCTGGAAGCCGCACCCGAACTGGACGGCGTGGCGATCGTCGATGGGCCGCCTACCACCGACCTGACCAAGCTGGATCAGCTCTTCGTCGGCTGGCAGCCGGAGAACATGGTCGGCGTCCAGCTGACCCAGGACTTCGCCGGCGCCTCCACCCGGATCCGGGATGAGAGCTTCGAGATCGGCTGCTACGTCGAGTCCCGCTCCGGCGACACCGACATGAAGGCTCGCCGCGACCGGGTGTTCGGCCTGGTGGCGGTCGTCGAGCAGGTGCTCCGCGGGACGGAGGCCAATCCGGACGCCGCCTCGCTGGGCGGCGCAGTGCTGTGGTCCCACCTGACAGCCGGCGACCTGCGGCAGGTCCAGTCCGCGGACGGGGCCCTGGCCGGCGTGGACTTCACCGTCACCTGCCGCGCCCGCATCTGACCCCGCACAACCCCCGACCGGCCCGCGCGCGGGCCCTTTCGCATGCCCAGGAGGGCCCCATGGCCAAGGTGCGCCTGCTCGCGCCTGAGGAGCGGCTCGTGCCGTGGATCGACCGGATCGTCCAGCCGGACGAGGTCGTCACGATCCCGGACGAGCACGTCGAGTCCTACACCTGCCAGCCCGCCGTATGGGAGCTGGTGGAGTCCACCACCGAGGCCAAGGCCTCCAAGCGCCCGGCGCCGCGCGCCGAGAAGGACGGTGAGTGATGGCCATCGGAGCCGGTATCGGCGGCCAGCTGGGCATCGCCGCGGAGTCGACCTACGGGACGTTCGTCGCGCCGACGATCTTCCCTGAGTTCTCCAAGGAGAGCATCAAGCTCAAGAAGACCACCGCGCAGTCCAGCGGCATCGCCTCCGGGCGGCTGCTGGACGTCGGCTCCCGCCGCGTGGTCACCCAGAAGGAGGCCACCGGCGGCTGGGAGCAGGAGGTCACCAACTCCAAGATGGGCATCCTGCTGCAGGCCCTGATGGGCACCAACGTGACCCCGGTGCAGCAGGCCACCTCCACCGCCTACCTGCAGACGCACACCCTGGCGGACACGGCAGGCAAGTCCCTGACCATCCAGAAGGGCGTGCCGCAGACCTCGGGCACGGTGTCGAAGTACAGCGCGATCGGCTGCAAGGTGACCTCCTGCGAGTTCTCCTGCGAGGCCGGCGCCATGCTGACGTCGTCCTGGGAGATCGACGGCAAGACCGTGGATGAGACACCGGTCCTCGCCGCGCCGTCCTACCCGACCGGGCTGGCCCCGTTCCACTTCGGGCAGATGGCGGTGAAGACCGGCACGTTCGGCACGGAGACCGCGCTGGACGGCATCCGCAAGGTCAGCGTGAAGATCGAGCGGCCGATGGCCGTGGACCGGTTCTACGCCGGCCAGTCGGGCCTGAAGAAGGAGCCGATCACCAACGACAAGGTGAAGATCACCGGCAGCATCGAAGCCGACTTCACCGCCACCACGCTCGCCGACATGTTCCGCGACGACACCGCCACCAGCTTCGTGCTGGAGTTCCTCGGGCCGATCATCGCCAGCACCTACAACTACACCTTCCGCATCACGCTGCCCGCGATCTTCATCGATGACGAGCCCCCGACGATCGACGGCAACGAGATCATCCGCACCACGTTCAGCTTCACCAGCCTCTTCGACGGCACCAACCAGCCGAAGATCGAGTACATGTCCACCGACCAGACCCTGTGAGCCCACCATGGTGAGCCTGCAGATGGTCGGGCAGGCCGAGCTCGCCGCCCTCGCCCGGCGCCTCAAAGACGCCGGGCGAGGCGACCTGCGCAGGCAGCTCGACTCCCGCCTGCGGTCCGCCGCCCGACCCCTGGTCAACGACCTCCGCCAGGCCGTGCGCACCACCCCCGTCACGGGAGCGCGGGGCGGCGGCGGCCGGCAGCGGGCACGGCACCAGGCGAGCGACAACCCAGTAGGGCTGCGGGAGTCCATCGCCCGCGCCATCACCATGCAAGTCCGGGCCACCGGCCGCTTTGGCGGCGTCCGCATCCGTGTGGACCGCCAGCAGCTTCCGCCTTCCCAGCGCACCCTGCCCGGTCACCTCGACTCCGGCAGGTGGCGGCACCCGACCTTCGGCCATCGGCCGTGGGTCGCCCAGTACTCCCGACCGTGGTGGACGCCGACCGTGCGCCGCCACACCCCCCGCATGCAAGCCCAGATCCGGCGCGTCCTGGACGACATCGCCCGGCGCATCTGACGCCTTCCGGAAGGAACCGAGAAGTGATCATCACGTACAGCCCGCAGGACGGCGAAGCCCGCGCCTGGGACCTGAAGAAGGTCCGCATCCTGTCCTCCGAGGCTGAGGCCGTAGAGCGCGCCACCGACCTGACATACGCCCAGGTCAAGGACCAGCTGTCCAAGGGGTCCGCCCGGGCCCTGCGGGCCGTGGGCTGGGTCCTTGCCAAGCGCGAGGCGCCCACCCTGCGGTATGGGCAGTTCGACCCGCCGGAGGACGAGCTGGACATCGACTTCGACGCCGAGGAGCGGGCCCTCCTGCGCGAGGAGGCCGAGTCCAACCCCGACCTGACCGATGCCCAGCGTGAACAGCTGCTGGAGGCTCTGGCCGACCCGGCGTCCGAGGATGCCGGAGAGCCCGACCCGGACACGGTCCCAAAAGCCTCGGACGCCGCAGCCTCACCCACCAGCGGCTGACCTACCGCTGGCTGCTGGCGCACCTGCTGCACATCCGTCCCTGGGAGATCGGCCGGCTCACCGCTGACGAGCTGGAGTCGGCCATCGCTTGGATCGACGCCTACCAGGCCGAGCTGGAGAAGGGGGTGGAGGGATGACCACGCTGGCGTTCGAGCTGATCGGCCGGGACCGGCTGTCCATCGTCCTGGACCGCGCCGGAGACTCGGCGGACCGCATGCGGCGCCGCATCGTCATCGACGCGGCCGAGTCCGACGCGGCCCTGCGGCGCATGTCCACCTCGGGGGACCGGTCCGCTACGGGGCTGCGCGGCGCACTCGGCCGCATCGGCGGCGCGGTCACCCCGGGCGTGCGCAGCCTGAAGATGCTGGGCGCCGCGGCCGAGCTGCCGCAGGTCGCCTCCCTGGCCAGCTCCCTGGCGAACCTCCTGCCCGCCGCAGGGGTGGCAGCCACCGGGCTGATCGCCGCAGGGTCCGCCGCAGCGGTCCTGAAGATCGGCATGACGGGAGTTGGGGACGCGATCACGGCGGCGTTCACCCCCGGCACCAAGGCCAAGGATCTGGAAAAGGCCCTCGACCAGCTCAGCCCCCGCGCCCGCGCGTTCGTCCTGGCCCTGCACGGCATCAAGCCCGAGCTGGACGGCCTCAAGAAGTCGGTGCAGGACGGCCTGTTCTACGGCCTGGACAGGTCCATCAAGCAGGTCGCCAGCGCGACCCTGCCTGCACTGCGAGAGGGCCTGGGTACGACCGCCGCGAGCCTGAACCTCATGGCCCGCAACGCCGCCGGCGCCGTCACCCAGTTGGGCAAGACCGGCACCCTGCGATCGGTGCTGTCCGGCGTGGGCGACGACCTGGCCGACCTCGCGCGGATCCCGGGGCAGCTGATCACCGGGCTGGTGCAAATCGGATCCGCCGCCGAGCCCTCCTTCGCCAAGCTGACCCAGGGCATCGGCTCGGTCGCCGACACCGTCTCTGGGAAGCTCACCGCGGCATTCAAGTCCGGCAGCCTGAAGTCGACGATCGAGGGCGCCGTCAGCCAGGTGAAGCAGCTGTTCGGCGCCCTGGTCAACATCGGTAAAACCGTCGGCAACATCTTCGGACCGGCAGCCGCCGCAGGGTCCGGGTTCATTCCGATCCTCTCCAGCATCGCCGCCACCGCAGCGAAGATCACCGCCACCCCGGCGGCACAGCAGACGTTCACTGAGCTGTTCACCACCCTGGCCTCCATCGGCAAGCTGGTGAACAGCGTCCTCGGCGCTGCCCTGCGCGCGGTGATGCCGCTGCTGTCCACGCTGGTGACGACCCTGTCCGGACCCATCCAGTCCCTGGTCGCCACGCTCACCCCTGTGTTGACCGGCCTGGTCGGCACCCTGGGCGGAGCCCTGCAGCCGGTCGTCGCCGCGGTCGCGCTGGGCTTGGCGCAGATCGCCCCGGTGGTCGGCGTCCTGGTCTCCGCCCTGGCGGGCGCCCTGACGCCTGTGCTGGGCGTGCTGAGCCAGATCTTGGTGATGCTCGTCCCGCCCCTCGCCACGATCATCTCCCAGGTGGGCACGGCGCTGGCGCCGGTGCTGACGCAGCTGGGGCAGATCGTCGTCCAGGTCGGTACCGCCCTGCTGTCGCTGCTGTCCCCGGTGCTGGCTCAGCTGCCCTCCCTGATCGGGCCGCTGGTCACGATTGCAGGGACGCTGACGACGACCCTCGGCGGGATCGCCGTGCAGCTGCTGACCGCGCTCCAGCCGGCCTTCACCACGATCGGCACCGCGCTCGGGCAGGTCGCCGTCGCCCTCGGCCCGGTCTTGGACCAGTTCGCGACGCTGGCCGGCCAGGTGCTGACGCAGCTGACGCCGCTCCTGACGCCGCTGATCGGCCTGATCGGGCAGCTGGCGGGCATCCTCGCCGGGGAGCTGGCCAAGCAGATCCAGACGATCGTCGTGCCAGCGCTGACGACGATCAGCGACCTTCTGTCCGGCAACTTCTCCGGCGCGCTCTCCAACGCCAAGGTGACCGTCAAGGGCGTCGCGGGCTACATCGTCGACGTCTTCGTGCGCCTGCCCGCCCAGGTCTTCACTGCCCTCGGGCAGTTCGGAGCCAAGGTCGGGCTCCGGGCTTACGAAGCGGCCTCGCAGCTTCAGGGCAAGATCAACGAGGGGATCAGCACCGCCATCACGTGGATCAGCCAGTTGCCCGGCAAGGCCGTGTCCGCGCTCGGGGCGCTCGGCGGCAAGCTGTTCTCTGCCGGGTCTCAGCTGATCGGCGGCTTCATCGACGGCATCGTCTCCCAATTCGACTCGGTGAAGTCGACCCTCGGCAACCTGACCGACCAGCTCACCTCCTGGAAGGGCCCGCCGAAGCGCGACGCCACACTGCTGACCCCGGCCGGACGCCTGCTGATCCGCGGCCTCATCAAGGGCATCACCGCCACCACGCCCGAGCTGCGGTCGTCGCTGGCCAAGACCACCCGCGACATCAGCTCCTGGGTGCACGGCCGCATGTCCAAGGCCCTGTCCACCGGTGACGCCTCCAGCATCCAGACCGCCTACAAGACCTCCCTCGGCCTGATCACCGACCAGGGCAAGCAGCTGCAGTCCGTCGTGAACAAGGACACCAGCAAGCTGGAGTCCCTGGCCAAGCAGCGCAAGTCCACACTGGGGCGGATCTCTCAGCTCAGGGAGGAGAAGAAGCACGCCAAGTCCAAGAGCGCTCGCGGCCGCATCTCCGATGAGATCGCGGCGGAGAACAAGAAGTTGCGGGACCTGGGCAAGGACCGGTCGGCGATCCTCAGGGAGATGGGCACCGCCAAGGCCGCGGCCAAGGCGAACGCCGCGCTGGCGGCAAGACTGGCGTCCGACAACAAGAGGCTGACCGGCCTCACCTCCCAGCGCGACGCCATCGCGGCGAAGATCACGCAGGCCAAGGAGGCTGCGGCGTCCTTCGGCGATACCGTGCGGCAGTCCGCGTCGCTGTCCAGCCTGGGTGAGGTCAGCAGCAGCGGCGACCTGAAGGCTCAGCTGCAGGCCAAGCTGGCTCGCATCCGGCAGTTCGCGAGCTACGTGCAGACGCTGGCCAAGCGGGGGCTCAACAAGTCGCTCCTGCAGCAGGTGCTGCAGATGGGGCCGGAGCAGGGGCTGTCCTATGCCAGCGCTCTGGCCGGCGCGGACAAGTCGACGTTCGCGCAGATCAACGCCATCCAGGCGACGGTCGACAAGACGTCGACGAACATCGGCATGTACGGCGCGGACGCCCTGTACGACGCTGGGGCCAACGCTGGGAAGGGCTTCTTGACTGGCTTGGCCAGCCAGCAGAAGGCCATCGAAGCCCAGATGGTAACGATCGCCAAGGGCATGGAGAAGGCGATCAAGAAGGCGCTCGGCATCAAGTCGCCGAGTCGGGTCATGGCACCGATCGGACGCTTCTCCACCGACGGGCTGATCGGTGGTCTGCTGTCCAGGCTGCCACAGCTCCACGCCGCGGTCGGCAAGGTCGCAGGCGCCGTGTCCAGCGTTTCGCCGGAATTCGCCCAGCCGCAGGTGACCGCCGGTCGCACCCTGGCCGCCAGGACCGCCGCACCGGCTCCGGTGGAGATCCACGTCCACGGGTCCATCGACCCCGTGGCTACCGCGCGGGAGATCCGCAAGGTGCTGCTCGGCCTCAAGCGGCAGCTCGGCGACATCAACCTCGGACTGGGGGGCGCTCTGTGACACGCGTCGTGGTGGAGGCGGCATTCGGGCAGGCACTGCCCACCGCCTCCACCTGGACCGACATCACCAACTACGTCGACATGGCCACCGGGCTGTCGATCAGTCGCGGCGCCTCCGACGAACTGTCCCAGGCCCAGCCTGGGACCCTCACCGTGCGGCTGGACAACAGCGACGGCCGCTTCACCCCGGGGCGGGCCAGCTCGCCCTACTACCCCAACGTCAAGCGCAACACCCCCATCCGGGTGCGCCTGCTCAGCACTGCAAAGAACTACGTCACCAACCCCAGCTTTGAGACGAACGCCGCCGGCTGGACCTCTCCCTCGGCCGACTCGACCCGCACCAGCCTGCGCGCCCAGGACGGCACCTTCAGCTACGAGGCGCACTGGCCCGACACCAGCGCCGGGCCGGGCGCGGAGATCACCGTCTTCGGCCTGGACGTCGGCGTCACCTACACCGCGTCCGCCTGGGTGTGGGTGAACGCCGGATCCAACCCGGTACGGCTGGCCGTGGCCGGCCTCGCCACCGGCGGCGCCTCCACTCTCACCGGCGCCTGGCAGCAGATCACCTACACGTTCACCGCCACCTCGACCAGCCACCGCCTGCAGCTCTACTGCACCACCCCGGCGGTCAGCCAGCTCGCGTGGCTCGACACCGTCCAGGTCGAAGCAGGCGCCACCGCCAGCAGCTTCAGTGCCGACGTGCAGATGATTGGCCGCTTCGTAGGTGTCGTCGGGGAGTGGCCGACCTCCTGGGACGGCCTGTACTCCACCGTCACCGTCACCTGCACTGACACCTTCAAATGGGTCGCCCGCCGTACCGACACCCTGCCGATGCTGGGGGAGGAAATCCTTGCCGACGGCGCGGTCGCCTACTACCCGCTGACCGAGCTGGGCGACTCCTTGACCGCCGGTGACGTGTCCGGCACCACCGCCGCGGCCCTGACCATCACCCAGGTCAGCAGCGGCGGAACCCTCGTCTTCGCTGGAGGCTCCGGTCCCGCGGCCACGGGACAGGCCGCGCCCCTGTTCACCCCGGCGTCCGCGAGCGCGGGTAAGTATCTGACTGGCAACCTGGGCTCCACCGTGGAGAGCGGCACCACCGTCGCGGCTGGCTTCTACGCCCTGCTGTACGTCGAGTGCTGGTTCTCAACGGCCACCACCGGCCGGGTGATCCTCGGCCTGTCCAGCACAGACCAGACCAACCAGCTGGTCTTCTCCCTGGACGGCTCAGGCGCCCTGCAGGTGGAGTCGACAACCTCGGGCAGCCTGTCGCCGTCGTCGGTGGCCACCGGCAACCTGGCCAACAGCGCCATCCACCACCTGCTGTACGACCACGCCTCGCAAACCGTGTGGGTCGACGGCGCGTCCTACCCGGTGTTCAGCACCACCGTCAGTGCCCTGCGGACCCTGTCCGTCGGCGGCTTCGCCTCGGCCCGCCTGTGGTCCGGCAGCATCAGCCACGTCGCCGTGTACGCAATCCCCGGCGGCAGCAGCAACCCGGCTGCGGACACGGCCCACTACACGGCCGGGACGACAGGATGCGCGGGAGAGACCACCAGCGCCCGCATCAGCCGCTTGGCCTCCTACGCCGGCATCACCGCCGTCACCACCCAGGGGAGCCCCTTCTCCCTGATCGCCTCCCAGGGCGAGCTGGGTAGCAGCCTGCTGGAGCACCTACAGGACGTGGAGCTGTGCGAGTCCGGCCACCTGATCGCCTCCCGCGACCAGGCAGGCCTGATCTTCCAGTCGCGGGCCCTGCGCTACAACCCCACCCCGTCGCTGTCGCTCGACTATGCAGACCTGGAGCCCGGCAGCGTCGAGCTGTCCGACGACGATCAGAAGATGGTCAACACCGTCACGGCCAGCAGGCCGGGCGGCGCCACCCAGCGCGTCGTCAACAAGACCAGCCGCACAGCGAACGGCCCCTACGAGAAGACCCTTGACCTGCTCAAGACCACGGACACCGAGACGCTGGACGCGGCCAACTGGACCGTGTCCCGCTATGCCGATCCGGCGCCAGAGATCAGGGACTTCACCGTCGAGGCCTACAGCCTGGGACTGACCGCCTACCGGGCCCTGCTGGCCGCCGACGTCTCCAGCGTCGTCACCATCACCGGCCTGCCCACCGAGGCGCCGGCCAGCACCGCGACCGTGGCTGTCGAGGGCTACACGGAGACGATCAAGCATCGGCAGCACGTCCTTGCGTTCCACGTCTCGGCCGCGCAGACCGACACCGTGTGGGTGCTGGACTCCGGCGCCTACAGCGTCCTCGGCTCCACCACCCGCCTCGCCTACTGATCGGAGGGCCCGTGCCCATCCCCGTGGTGAGGGCGGAGGACTTCTACCTCCCGCCCCCCGCTCTGCCCGCCGACGCATGGACCCTGCTGCCGCCCAGCGAGCGAGCGGTGCGTTGGTACGAGGAACGCGCCCAGCGGCGCCTGCCCCGCCCCTCCGGCATCCTGCTGGGCGTGCGGGTCTACGCCCGCATCGACGCCAGCCGGTGGGTCGCCGAGTGCCCATGCCGATCCGCGCAGGTCGTCTCTCCTGATGACCCGCGCATGATGTGCGTCGAGTGCCTCGCCGGATGGTTCGCCATCACCTTCCCGGACGACGTCGCAGCAGCAGAGACCGCGGTCGCCGACCTGCTCCCTGCCGATCGCTTCTGGTGGCACCCGGACGACGACACCGCCTGGAACCAGCCCGAGGACCGGCCGGCCGCCGAGCCTGGCGTCGCCCAAGCCGCCGCTGCTCAGCTGGCGAAGGGAAAGCTGCTGTGAGCACCACACCCCGCACCTGGGTCGTCGGCGAGGTCGTCACCGCGGCAGAGATGAACACCGAGATCCGTGACCAGTTCAGCGACCTCTTCGCCGCCTGGACCTCATGGACGCCGACACTGGGCGCGTCCACCACCGCGCCTACGAACCTGGACCTGTTCGGCCGCTACAAGCAGGTCGGCAAATCCGTGCTCGGCCAGTTCTCCATCGGCTGGAACGCCAGCAGCACGGCCGGCTCGGGCACCTATCAGGGCTTCACCCTGCCGGTAGCCGGACGCCGACTGACCAGCAACGTGGAGGTCACCATCGGCACCTGCCAGCTGAACCTCACCAACACCTTCAACGGAGCGCTGGTCGTTGCCTCCGGCTCCGGGAACTACACCTCGGCCGCCCGCTTCCGCTTCTCCGACATGACCACCGTCGCCAACGGCGGCATCGGCACCTGGACAAGCAGCGCCCCCGGCACCCCCGCGTCCGGCACGGTGTGCCAGGGCCAGTTCATGTACGAAGCCGCCTGACCGAAAGGGCCTCCCCGCATGCCCGTACAGCCCGACACCGAGTCCAGCGTCTGCACCCACACCATCCACGGGACCAGCACCTATGAGATCGTCGAGGGCTACCCGGTGCAGTGGGATATGACCCTCACTGTCGACACGCCCGGCGACCCAAGGATGGTCGACATCCTGCAGGCGTTCGTCGACGATCTGGCGACCCTGCCGAACCTTACGGTCCAGTGGGCGCATCGCGATCGTGAGGTCAGTACACCGGTCACTCCGACCGTGCAGTCCGCACCCTGACTCACTGCAACCCCAGCCCCCGCGCCGCCCGGCCGGGGGCTTCGTCATGCCCAAGGAGCACCGTGACGATCCGCCTCATCCCCGAGCATCGCCGCCCCGGCAGGCCGCTCGGCCGGCACGTCCACCACGACCCGCGATCCCTCGCCTACGCCCACGGCGTCCTGCCCAAGTCGGCGATCAAGACCGTCGAGTGGACCCGCCGGATCCCGATCCTCGACCAGGGCCAGCTCGGATCCTGCACGGGCAACGCCGCCACGGGCCTGCTCGGCACCGACTCGGCCGGCCGCACCGCGGCCACCAGCGTGACCATCACCTCAGCCGGGGCGACTGCCTCGCACGGCGTGTTCACCGCTGGGACCTACCCGCTGGATGAGGCGTTCGCCGTGCGGCTGTACTCGTTGGCCACCGTGCTGGACGAGTTCAAGGGCCAGTACCCACCGACCGACACCGGGTCGTCTGGCCTGGGCGTGGCGAAGGCACTGCAGGCCCTCGGCCTGGCCGCGAGCTACACCCACGCGTTCTCCCTCGCCGCGCTGAACAGTGCCCTCCAGGCGGGCCCGGTGCTGATCGGCATCGAGTGGCTGAACAGCATGTTCGACCCCGCCGCCGACGGCCGCATCGTCGTCGACCACACCTCGGGCGTCGCCGGGGGCCATGAGCTGGAGCTGTCGAAGTTCGACGCGACCACCGGCGAGTACTGGGTGCCCAACAGCTGGAACACCTCCTGGGGCCAGAACGGCTGGGGCTACCTCACGGCCGCCGACCTCGCATGGCTGCTCTCCCAGCAGGGCGACGTCACCGTGCCCGTGCTCACCGCCGCACCGACCCCCACGCCCACACCGGTGCCGGTCGACGCCGACGCAGCGTTCGCCTCCGCCGCCCACACCTGGCTCACCTCGAAGGGGCTGTGACATGGCCACCCCCCTGACCGCCACCCAGATGCTGACCGCGCTCATCGCCGAAGGCATCGACGTGATCGAGCACCCGGGCTGGCGCACCCACGACCGCGGCGACCGCGGCGACGGCTGGGGACCCGTCCACGGCGTGATCGTCCACCACACGGGCGGCACCCCGCCGTCCGACGGCGAGATCGTGTGGTCCGGCCGCTCCGACCTGCCCGGCCCGTGCGCACACGGCTACCTGGCGAAGAACGGCACGCTCACCCTGACCTCGGCGGGCCGGGCCAACCACGCCGGGGGCGGCGACCCGGCCGTCCTGGCCGCGGTCACCGCCGAGTCCTACGGTGACCGGCCTCCGGCGCCGCACCAGCACGAAGGCTCGGCCGGTGCGGTCGACGGGAACGCCCGCTTCTACGGGCTGGAGATGAGCAACCTCGGCAACGGCGAGGCGTGGCCTGCCGTGCAGTACGACGCCGCGGTGCGGTGGGCCGCCGCGATATGCCGGGCCCACGGCTGGTCCGACAAGAGCTGCATCGCACACCGCGAGTGGTCCGACTGGAAGCCCGACCCGGCCGGCATCGACATGACCCGCTTCCGGGCCGACGTCGCTGCGCGCCTCGCCCACCCGGCGAGCTGGAGCCCCGGCGACACCAAGCCGACACCCACACCCAAGCCCACCCCGACACCGACCCCGGAGAACGACATGCCCCAGTGGACCCCCGGCCAGGTGACGCCCGGCGTACAGCCGACCGTCGCTCTCGTCCCCCATGGCGCTGCGTGGGCCGCCACCCCCAACCGTGCCCTGCACCTCGGCATGGACCAGGCCGGCACGCCGGAAGCGACCGCGCAGGTCCGCGTGGCCATCCACGACGGCAAGGCCTGGCGCGTGAAGACCGTCAAGGTCACCGCCGCCGGATCGACCGTCGACGTCACGCTCACCAAGAACGACGTCAAGGTCTCCCTCCAGACGCCCACCGCGGGCGTGTCCTACTCCATCGAAACCTGGTGACCACCATGACCCCTGAGCTTCCCTCCCTGCCCGACGTGCAGACCATCGTCAAGACCGCGACGACCTACGCCATCGACCTCGGCGAGCGGGTCACCGCCACGTTCGTCGTCGCCGCGTGCGGCGTGGGCATCGCCGCCGGACCGGCCGACATGTTCCATGCCTCCTTCTGGGAGACCATGGGCGCCGCCGGCCTGGCCGCCGCGGGTTCCCTGATCAAGGGCATCCTGGCCCGGTCGATCGGGGCGAGGAACAGCGCGTCGTCAGCCCCGGGCGTCTGACGCCCCGCACCTGAACCACTGATCGGAGAACGGGCGTGCCCGATGAGCCGTCGAATGGGGAACTCGCCCGCCGCCTGGAGGCCGGGTTCCTCGACCTCAAGGACGACATGCGGGACCTGGGTAAGCGGCTCGACGGCAAGGTCGACGCCAGCTACCTGGCGCTGCAGGAGAAGGCGCAGAACGAGCGGGAAGCCCGTCGGGACGAGCGCATCACGGCCATCGAGCAGGCCAGGGAGAAGGAAGCCGAGCAGAAGCAGCGCGAGCAGCGCGAGCGTGAGGCTCAGCGAGCGGCCGACCGACGGCTGATCCTGACCGGGCTGATCGTCCCGGTGGTGCTGGTCCTGCTACAGGTCTATCTGTCAGCCAAGGGGGCGAGTGGGTGAGCGCCAGTAGACACGCGCCCGTGCGTCGGCGCCGCAGGCGAGAGGGGGCGCTGTACGTCTTCACGGTGACGATGATCGTGCTCCTGCTGGTGTGGGTGATCTCCACCCTGCACGGCCTGAGCGGGTCGCTGCAGCAGTCCAATGCCGCCCGGGACGCCCTGGCTCAGCAGGTGCGGCAGCTGGGAGGCACGCCGGTGGCGGGTCCGTCCGGGGCTCCGGGCGTGGCCGGCCTCCCCGGGCCGTCCGGACCGTCCGGCCCGCCGGGGCCGCAGGGCTGGCCGGGGGAGCCTGGGAGTCCCGGCCCGTCGGGCACAGCTGGGCCGCCCGGGCGGACCGGTAGTCCTGGCCAGCCGGGCGCTTCGGGGTCTCCCGGACCGTCCGGCCAGGCGGGCAGCCCCGGACCGTCCGGCGAGCCGGGGTCCGCCGGGCAGGACGGCCAGGCCGGGCCCTCAGGGCCGCCCGGCCCGCAGGGACCCGCCGGGGCCGACGGGAAGAACGGCGCCGATGGCAAGGACGGCTCGCCCGGGCCGGCCTGTCCGGACGGCTACCACCTCGAGACGCCCGCCGCCGACCCTGACGCGCTCATCTGCCGCCGCGACGGCGCACTCCAGCCGTCCCCCAGCGACGGCGGCGGCCTACTCGGACTCCGCCACTGACACGCTCGCCCCCTCCGGCCTACGGGCCGGAGGGGGCGATTTCGTCATTCCTGGGGGAGCTCAGCCACGTAGGTGCCTTTGCCGGGCAGCGTCACAACCAGACCCCGCCCGCGCAGCTCCCGCACCGCACGCCGCGCGGTCAGGTACGCCACGCCGTACTGGGCGGCAAGGTCCCGCTCCGCCGGCAGCATCGCCCCGGGCGCCAGCCGGCCCGCCTCGATCTGATCGGCGATGTCGTCGGCCAGCTGCACGTAGACATAGACGGGCCGCGCGGGGTCGATGCGGTCAGAGCGGTCCGAGTCCATACCTCCAGCGTGCGGCGCTGTACGGCGGCACGCAGGACCGGATAGCTGCACGTTGCTGTGTATAGCGCTGTATAGCAGTACTCTGGCCAGCGGAAAGCCCCCGCAGCCGCTGGCGGCAGCTCGGGGGCGTGGACGACCGCAAAGGGGTCGACATGGACCACCGTACCCAGCAGCCACCGAGACTGGCACCCAAGTGGCCTCAGCCGTGCGGCCGGTGCTCGAGGTGCGTGGCCGGAACCGGCCAGACCCCGGCGCCCGGCGACTGCTACTCGGACTTCCTGGACCGCTCGTCCTCGAGGACGCCGCGATGACCGCGGCAGCCGGCGCCGAGCCGACCGAAGGCGCCCGCCCGCCGCGGCCCACCCTGGCCAACTTCGAGCCCTGCGGCGAGTGCGCGGACTGCCAGGCCGGCATATCCGACTCCGCCTGCTGGGCGGCCCACTACCAGGCGGCGATCACCGCGGCCCTGGAGCCGTACACCTGGCGTCGTCGGTCGAGGTGAAACCGCAGGACCCCTGGCCTGCGTACAGGGGTGCGAGACTCAAGCCTCGCCATTGGGCATGAGCTCGGCCACCGAGACGCCCAGGACCCGGGCGATCTTCAGCAGCGCATCGATGCCGGTGGAGTGTGTCCCGAGCTCGGCTCGGTACATGGTCTGACGGGAGATACCCGCCGTATGGGCGAGCTGCTCCTGCGAGAGCCCACGCTGTTCGCGCGCCTGCCGAATGCGCCGACCGATGTCGCGGCGCTGTTGAAGCAGCCAGTCAGGTGGTTGTTCGGCGGGCACTCGCTTACGCTGGCCGCGCCATGATCAAATGTCTGCATCAGAAATGAGGCAGCTGTCTACTTCTGGGTAAGAAGAGAGCAGACTCCCCGTTGCGACGCTCCCAGGCGAGCGGCGGGGTAGAGCCGGACCCCGGGCCGCCACGGCGACCTGGGGTCCGTGCTTATTGGAGCGGCAGTGGTACGAGGCGATCCGGGTTGAAGACACGGCGTCCCGTTTTTGCCGGATCCACCCGGTAGCCGCCAACGATCGTCAGTACTACGTCGCGCCGCCCGGCCGGCGTCAGCCTGTCCCACCCGGCCCGCACATCCCCATCGAGCAGCATCCGCACTGTCTGGGGCAGGGATGACCGCACCAGCCCTCGGGACGCAGCGATGCGGTCCGAGATGATGCGGCGCGCCTCGCCGTACTCCGCGAAGGAGATCTGACGCTGAGCCCACATCGTCGCGAGCTCCTTCAGCTGCTGCTCGTCTGCTGCAAGGCCAGCACGGGCATCCGCCACAGTCTCACTGGAGTAGGCGCCACGCAGTCCAGCGAGGACACCCGGCTTGGACAGGTACTCCAGCACTTGGCGCTCGATCTCCGCCTCGACGTGCCCCACATTGACGGCGATCTTCCCGCAGCCGCCACGTGGCGTTGCACACCAGTACCGCGGGCCACCGTGACCAGTCCATCCGTACATCTGATGCCCGCATAGGCCGCATTGGAGTACCCCGGTAAGCCACCTGGCCAACTGGTTCTTCGTGCCGGCCGCGCGAGACTCCAGGCCCGACTGCACCCGTTCCCAGTCGTCGCGGTCGACGATGGCCGGCCATGCGGCCTCGCCGACGACCTCGCCACGGAAGCGCCGGAGGCCAGCGATGCGCGGCCCCCGCAAGATGGCGGACACCGATCGGGTGGACCATCGCTCCGAGTAGGCCGGTCGCAACCCCGGCGCATCCGGGTCGGCATCCAGACGGGCGTTGAGCTCGCCGATGATCTGCCTGAGTGACCAGCCGTCGAGCGCCCAGGCGAGCATCTCCCGGACGATGGCGGCCTCGTCCTCCCGGACCGTCATGCCGTTCTGGTCGTAGCCGTAGGGCCGCCGGCCGCCGCCTCCGGGCTTGCCGGACTCGGCGAGTTCTTCGTGCTTCCGGGCGACACGGCGGGACGTGTCTCGGGAGCTCTTGTTGGCCACGGCGACCATGACGCGGGCCATCGTGATGTCCGCGTCGTTGGCCAGCCGCAGGGAGCCGGACACGGACGTGACGGGCACTCGGCGCGCCTCCACGACGTCGATGAGGTCTTCGAGGTCGCGTGGGTCGCGGCAGGTGCGGTCGAGGTCGTAGGCGATGAGGCCATCGGCCTCACCGGAGGCCAGCATGTCCAGGACGCGGCGGAACCCTGGGCGGATGACTCGCAGGCCGGTGCTGCCATCGGGGAGCCGAACCTTGCGGCGCTTGAAGGCGGACGTGTCGTTCTCGACCACGATCTCGCCGATTTCCCAGCTCAGAGTGTGTGCGTGGCGTCGGCAGTCCTGCTGCTGGCGCGCCACGCCTTTCGCTTCACCTTCACGGTCGTCCGAAATCCGGACGAGGACCACGGCTCTCTCTGGGCGCATGACGTTAGGTTACTACTGCGGTGTCGGATCTCCGACATGTCACATAGAACCTAACGTCAGACCACCTGAAGACGCAGAGGAGCCCCGTCACTCTGCGCTACCGCAGCGACGGGGCCCCTTCTGATCTGCCGTTACTCCCCCTGGTGGGGGCCGCTCCAATGCCGCTCCCACATCCCGCTGGCCACGGCCTCCTGGAGGGTCCTTTCCAGCTCTCGCCGGACGCCCTCCTCCAGGTGGCCTGCCACCGCGATGACCGTCTCGTGGTCGGCCTCGAAGCGGGCGACCTTCCGACCGCACGGAAGGCTGTCGACCATCTCGATCCGCACGCGTGGAGCGACGTCCTCTATCTGGTCTGGTCCCGACACACGACCCCCTTCGGTCAAGGCCCCGCCAGTCGAACGCATGAACGAACTACTCGGCGGAGTCAGGCTACAACGGTCGCTCCCAGGCGGTCAGGACATCATGCCGTGTCCGAACGGTTACGGGAAGATGTGGAAGATGATCGTTCTCTATGTGTCGGAGTTGTGACGACGCGAGAACAGCTCTGCAATGGCGGCCAGCTCGCGGCGGTCCTGATCGGACAGCTCACCCATGCGATCCACCACCGCGCGGACCGTCCCGTCCTCTGACCAGACCGCCTCTTCCTCCACCCCGAGGAACTGCGCTGCGGCCGACCGGGCCACGGTCTGATAGCTCAGGCGCAGGCCCTGGGCGATGGCCGCCAGCCGGCTCTCCCGGGGGATGTCCTTCACCTGACCTGTCTCCAGGCGGCTGATCCAGCTGCTGTTCAGAGTGGGGTCGCCGCACGCGGCAACGAGCTGGGACATGGAGAGCCCAAGCTCCTCGCGTCGCTCTCGCACCAGTTGGGACAGCTGGTCACGTCGTGTCTGGTTGGCCATAGAGGTCATCATCTCTCTACTCCTTGCGCACGTGTCTACCTGGTGGCTCACGCATCAGTGGGGACGCGCTGGTCATCAATGGCGGGCGTCGCACGCCGGGAACGGATTGTCCATCCCACAGGAACGCGCGCGCTAGGGGTCTGGTTCAACGCCCGCATGTTCACGCCACGGCGACCGTGCAGCCGCACGGACGTCCTCCTTGTGCATCGGCAAGTTCATCCCCGCAGTGCAGTAGACAAAGCGTTCCCGTGGTGCAATGCTTCATGTGTTCCCGCCGAGCAGCAATCCACTGCACAGGAGGAAGAGTGCCCAGCGCACCCACACCCCGCTTCCGGCTCCGCAACCCGAACCTGCTCCGCATGCTGATGCAGCACACGGGCGACGGAAGCCGCGTCACCGTCCGCACCCTCGCCGCCTCTGCCAGCTGCCACGCCAGCTACATCAGCGAGCTGATGACCGGGGCTCAGGAGACCGCCAACGCCGAGCGCGCAGCCGCCATCGCGGCCCGCATCGGGGTCGACCTCTTGGTCCTCTGGGTGCCGGCTGAGCGCACCGACGGCATCACCCGCGACGCCGAGCTCGCAGCCGTCGTATGAGCGCGACCTCGCTCTACGAGCTGATCGGACCGCCGAGCCCCGAACAAGCGCGACGCCTGGTGCAGCTTCTGGGGCTTGCCGCCGGACCGCGTCGCGCGGCGGAGACCGCGTCCGAGCCGGACACGGCCGACCCGGAGTTGGCCGAAAGCGCCTGATCCACCCCTGAAACGGGGCGAGCCGCCCCGGTGGCACCCGGAACGGCTCCTGGCCCCTACACCCAACTCAGAGAAAGGGACCGTGATGTCCCAGAGTACCCAGACCCCGGTCACCGCGTTCGCGGAGACCGCCGCCCTCTTCCACGTGCTGAACGACGACTTGGCCGACGCCCGTCGAATCGTCGCCGAGATGTTCCCCAGCGAGCGCGCCGTCTTCGCTGAGCAGTTGGACAGGCTGCGCGACATGCTCGGTGCCCGGTGCGAGAGCTGCGACGAGTTGACCCCGGTGGGCACCAGTGTCACCACCAACCCGCTGTCGCCGGACCGCAAGTACCTCTGCCGCCGCTGCCACGCCGCCACCCAGGCGGGTGCGCGATGACCGTCATCCTGTCCCGCCCCGCGGTGGCCGCGCCGGTCGCCAGTCCGGTCGAGTGCCGGTTCGCGTCCCGCATGGTCGCCGAGCACGGCGACCCCGCCGACTGGGCCGCCGACACGTGGACCGCCTACCAGGCCGGCATCGCCGCCTGCCGCGCCACCACCGTGCCCGTGCTGACGCTGCAGAAGGCCAAGGGCGGTGCGCGATGAGCGCCCGCGACTACCTTCTGACGCTGCTGTCGCCGGAGATCGGCCGCGCCCAGGCCGAGCAGCTGCTGACGGACTTCCTCGTGACCTCCGTCCCGACCCGCGCCGCGGCCGCCGCCGAAATCGAGCGGTTGCGCCAGCAGGTGCGCACCACCCGCAACGACACGCTGCGCGAGCGTGCCGCGGACATCGTGTCGTACTGCCCCGACCACGGGACCCGCGACACCATGCGCGACACCTGCCGCTGCGAGGTCGCCAGCGAGATCCTCCTCGCCTGCGAGGCGGTGACCGAGTGACCGCCATCGTCGCAGCCGCTGGCCCCGCCATCGCCTGGACCGTCTTCGGCTTCGCCGTGGTCGCCGTGACGCTGCTCGCCTCCCTCACCTGGGACGCCGCCCGCAACCGCGCCCGCCGCAACCACCGCCCGTCCTGGGCCCGCTGGCGCCGCACCCGCCACGCCTACCGCACCATCCGCTACCGCGCCGCCTGCGCGCGCCTGTACTGGGGGATCTGATGAAGACCACGCTCACCGACGAGACCCGCGTGATGGTCTTCGGGATCGAGGACGTCCCCGACCTCCCGATCCGGCACACCACGATGACCATCGTCCCGGACACGGTCACCCTCACCTACAAGTCCGGCCGCCGCACCTCCGTCTCCACCGAGGGCTGGCTCCGGCTCAAGTCCGGCGAGATCAGCACCCGGAAGCGCAACAGCACCGGGTGGAGCCTGCCGGACGGTCACGCCTCGGAGGATGCCCCCGACTGGGCGGTCGCGATGGTCGCCGAGCACCAGCCGAGGTGGGGCCAGTGATGCGCCTCCGTATCCGTCTGGACGACTGGCCCCGCCCGGCGCTGGTCCTCACCGACACCCCGAAGCCGAAGTGCCCCGACTGCCACGGCTCCGGCATCACCGACCTGCCGGACTGGCGCGGCTGCTGCCCCTGCTGGTCCCCCGAGAAGTCCTGGCTCCTCGCCTGGGTGCCGATGCGGCTGGCCCACCGCATGGCCTGGCGCCGCTGGAACGCCTACAGCGACACGGAGGCACCGTTCTGATGACCGCCACCGCCACCGTGCCCGCCGGGGTGCTGCTGGGGCGCTTCGCCCCCGGCACCCCGGGCTGGGACGCCGCCCGAGCCGGCCTGACCATCACCGCCACCGAGGCACCCGCCGTCGTCGGCCTGTCGCCGTTCCAGTCCCGCTTCACCCTGTGGCACAAGAAGTCCGGCCGGCCGTTCGCCCCGTTCATCGACGCCCCGGCCATCGAGTGGGGCCGCCGCCTCGAACCGTCCGTGGCCGCGAAGTTCGCGGACGAGCACCCCGAGTACCTGGTCGAGGAGACCGGCACCTGGCGGCACCGCGACCGGGAGTGGCAGCGCGCCACCCCCGACCGGGTCCTCTGGACTGCCGACAGCACCCGCACCGCGCTGCTGGAGGTGAAGACCTCACCCATCGGTGAGGAGTGGGGCGAGCCGGGCACGGACGAGGTGCCGATCTACTACCGCGCCCAGGTGCTGTGGCAGCTCGACACCCTCGGCCTCGACCTGTGCCACGTCGCCGTCCTGATCAGCGGATGGGACTACCGCGAGTACACCGTGCGATACGACCCGGCCGAGGCCGCGATCCTCCGTGACGCCGCGCAGCGGTTCCTCGAGGACGTGCGCCACGGCGAACGGCCTGACATCGACGGCAGCGAGTCCACCTACCAGACCGCCCGCGCCCAGAAGCCCGGCGTGGAGCGCGTCAGCGTAGACATCGGCCCGCGGCTCGCCGACCGATACCGCGACGCACTGGAGAACGCCAAGGCCCTTGAGGTGGAGCGCCGCCAGGTCGCCGCCCTCATCCTCGACCGCCTCGGGCCCGCCACCCGCGCCGAAGCCCTCGGCGAACTCATCGCGGTCCGCGCCACCAAGGCCGACGGATCCACCCACGCCCTCATGCCCGCCCGCACCGGAAAGAAGGCCAACTGATGGCCGGCCAGCGCATCGACCAGGCACTTACCGCCCGACAGGGCAAGCCCGCCGACACCTTCGGCGACGCCGCCGAGTTCACCTTCAAGCCCGCCACCAAGGAGCAGTCCAAGGCCCGAGTAGCCTTCCAGGGCGTGTCCGGCTCCGGCAAGACCTGGACCGGTCTCGCCCTCGCCCGCGGCCTGTCCGACCGGATCGCCGTCATCGACACCGAGCGCGGCGCCGCCTCCAAGTACGTCGGGATCAACGGCCTCGCCTTCGACGTCCTGCAGCTGTCCCGCTTCGACCCCCGCGACCTGATCAAGGCACTCGCCGCGGCGGCCGGCGCCGGGTACGGGGCCGTCCTGGTCGACTCCCTCAGCCACTTCTGGACCGGCACCGAGGGCACCTTGGAGCAGGTCGACAAGGCAGCCAGGGCCCGCTACGGCGGCAACAGCTTCGGCGGCTGGAAGGAGGGCACGCCCCTCCAGAACTCCATGATCGACGCCCTGTTGTCCTACCCCGGGCACGTCGTCGTCACGATGCGGTCCCACACCGAGTGGGTGCTGCAGGAGAACGACCGGGGCCGCAAGGAGCCCGTCGCCGTCGGCACTCGCGCCGAGCAGCGCAAGGGCATGGAATACGAGTTCGACGTCGTCGGCGCCATGGACGTCACCAACACCCTGCGGATCCTCAAGTCCCGCTGCCCGGCGCTGCACCAGCGCGTCATCGAGCAGCCCGACGGCGGGGCCCTCGCCAAGGAGTTGCTGGTCTGGCTGAACGACGGCGCCGAGGCCGCCGACCCGGCCGACTTCATCAACGAGGCCACCGCCGCCAGCGCCACCTATGAGGGGCTGCTGGACCTGTACGGCGACGTGGAGTCCCGGGGCCTGCTGGCCACGCCGATGCTCGCGCCCGAGGACGGCAAGCCCACCACCCTCGGCGACTACATCCGCACCCGCGGCTCCGCGCTGAAGCTCGCCGGGGGTGCCCAGTGACCCCGCGTCTGCACCTGCCGTCGGCGGTCGCCGCGATGGGCCTCGGCTTCGGCCTGGCCGCCCTGTGCTTCCGCGCCGCCTACCTCGCCGCCCGAGACGCCTGGGAGGTGACCCGGTGACCGCCATCGACCCGGCCGCCGGCCGCCGCGCCAAGCAGGACGGCATGGGCGCCGCCGACGCCGCCACGGACGCCGACTGGGCGACCCGCTGCGACGCCGCGATAGAGGAGATGGCCCGCCGCGGCCAGCCCCTCCAGGCCGCCGACCTGATCGAGCAGCAGCTGGTCGGCGAGCCCGACCGGTCCGCCCAGTGGGGACCGCGGTTCCTCGCGGCCTCCCGCGCCGGGCTCATCGCCCAGGCCGGCGCCGTCGCCTCCAAGCGCGCCACCGTCCACAGCTCCCTGTGCCGCCAGTGGATCGGCACCGTCCCCGCCAGGAGCGCAGCATGACCAGGCTCACCGGGAGCATCACCTACAGCGCTCGGCCGATCGTCACTGACCGCTCGTGGGTCTACGCCTCGACCACCGACACGTCGGCCTTCATCGACGGCGAGACCGTCGACTGGACCGCCGTCGACCGGGCCGTCAACGGCCTCCCGCAGCAGCTCGCCTGGCAGGAGCAGTACCAGGCCGCCCGGATCCTCGGCCTGCGCGGCGAGCTGGGCCACCGGGAGATCGGACGCCGCACCGGCGTCAACGAGCGAACCATCTTCCGCTGGTCCACCTACGGCTGGCCTGAGAGGCGGCCCCGGTTCGGCAGCGTCAAGCCCACCACCACGGAGTATGCGGAGGTACCGCGATGACCGTCACCGAGCGCGCGCCGATGGTCGGCGCCGAGATCTGGGAGCCCGTCATGGCTTCGGCTGGCCACCGGTGCCAGTGCGAGGGCGAGTGCGGCCAGAAGCACACCAAGACCGAGGGCCGCTGCGGCCACGTCCACGGCGGCTACCTGGCCAACAAGAAGGGCCACATCAAACTGCTGGCGGCCTCCAGGGACGTCTCCGACGCCTTCCCGCCGCCGGCCGACCTGATCGCCTGGTGCCCGCCCTGCTACGACGGCGCCCGCCGCGGCAAGGCCCGCGAGCTCAAGGCCGCACCGCTGGACATGGATCCGCTGTTCGAGATCGAGGCCATCCAGCCCGGCCGCACCGCGCAGCCCGAGACCGGCCGCGCCTAACCATCAGCACCCCGGGGCGGGGTGGGCCCTGCTCCTCCGCCCCGGGTGACCACCGACTGACCGAGAGAAGCCACACATGGCCTGGGTTCGCATCAGTGACGACTTCTACGATCACCCCAAGTTCGACGCCGCCGGATCGCTGGGCATCGCGCTCTGGGTGGCCGGGCTGGCGTGGTGCAACCGCAACCTCAGCGACGGATTCATCCCGCGCAAGGCGGCCATGCGGCTGCTCGACTTCGAGGACGCCGCCGAGGCCGTAGCCCACGCGGACCGTAACGGCGTTACTAACGCCCCGAGTAACACGGACGTCACCCCGGCTGTAGCGCGATTCGTCGCCGAACGACTCGTCAAGGCGGGCCTGTGGGACGAGGTCGAGGGCGGCTACCGGGTCCACGACTACCTCGACTACCAGAAGTCGGCCGCCCAGATCACCGCCGAGCGCGACAAGAACGCTGCACGTCAGAAGGCGTTTCGGGACCGCCGGCGCGAGGCTGAAGAGGGCTCGGAACGTAACGTCTCGCGTAACAGCGTTACTAACGCCCCCGTAACGAGTGCTCCCAACCCCAACCCCAACCCTCTTAGAGAGGGGTCGGCGAAGCCTCCCCGCCCGCGCGCCACCGGTGCCCCGGACCACATCGCCGTGACCGACCGCATGTACGAGTGGGCCGCCGAAAAGGGCATCCAGAGGGACCGCGTCGCGGCTGAGACCGAGCGCTTCCTCGACTTCCACCGGGCCAAGGGCTCGACCTTCAAGGACTGGACCGCCGCTTGGCGCACCTGGGTGAGCCGCGCGCAGGACTACGCACCTGCCCGCAGGCCCCAGGCGCCCACCGGCACCGACCCGCAGAACGAATGGATGTACCAGTGACCGACGACATGACCGCCCTGGAGCGGATGGCCCCGCACGACATCCAGGCAGAGCAGGCCGTCCTCGGCGCCTGCCTCCTGTCCGCCGATGCAGCCCGCGACGTCCTCGACATGCTCGGCCCGAACGACTTCTACCGACCCGGCCACGGACTGATCCTCGGCGCCGTGGCCGCCATGGCCGCCGCCAGCCAGCCGGTCGACGCCCGCACGATGGTCGACTACCTGGAGAAGGCCGGAAACCTGGCCCGCGTCGGCGGCCCCGTCTACATCTCCCAGCTGCTGGAGGCCGTGCCCACCGCGGCGAACGCCGAGTGGTACGCCGAGATCGTCCGCGACCGCGCCCAGCGCCGCGACCTGGTGACGCTAGGGACCCGCATCGCCCAGGCCGGCTACCAGGCAGGCGAGGGCGACGCCTCCGAGCTCGCCGAGCATGCCGTCGCCTGGGCCCGCGAGGTCCGCGACCGCGGCCAGGAGAACTCCGACCTGCCCGTTATGGACCTGCACGACTTCCTCGCCGTCGAGGACCACTACGACTGGCTGGTGCCCGGCCTGCTGGAGCGCGGCGACCGGCTGATCCTCACCGCCTCGGAGGGCGGCGGCAAGTCGACGCTGATCCGCCAGATGGCCATCTGCGGCGCCGCCGGTCTGCACCCGTTCACCCACCGCCCGGTCGACCCCTTCAAGGTGCTGATCCTCGACTGCGAGAACGGCGAGTCCATGACCCGGCGCAAGCTGTCGCCGCTCACCGGTGCCGCAGCCCGCGCCGGCCGCCCGGTGCCCCGCGGCCGGCTGTTCGTCGAGTGCCAGCCCGCGGGTGTCGACCTGACCCGGCCGAAGGATCGGGCCTGGATGCTCCGCCGGGTCGAGCGCATCAAGCCCGACATGCTCGTCATCGGCCCCGTGTACCGGCTGCACGCCGGTGACCCGAACAGTGAGGAGCTGGCCCGCAAGGTCTCCGCCGTGGTGGACGAGGCGCGTGCCGCCGCCGGATGCGCCGTGATCATGGAGGCCCACGCCCCGCACCACAACGGCTTCGGCCAGCACCGCAACCTGCGCCCGCTCGGCAGCTCGCTCTGGATGCGCTGGCCCGAGTTCGGCTACGGCATCCGCCCCGTCGATGACGAGGTGTCCGCCGTCAATGAGCGCGCCCGCGTGGTCGTCCCCTGGCGCGGCGCCCGAGACGAGCGGTCCTGGCCCACCCACATCAAGCAGGGCACCGACTGGCCGTGGGTCAGCTACGTGCCCGCGCCGTCGGCAGGTGCGCGATGACACTCCCCCTCGGCTCCCGCATCTGGGTCGCCCAGGCCGCGAACGCCTTCGTCGACCGCGAGATGTTCACCGGCGACGCCACCGTCATAGCGCTCATCCCCTGCTCCGCCTGCTGGCAGGCCGCCAGGCCCACCGCACGCACCGCCGCCGACCTGTACGCCGCGGGCCTGACCTGCCACCGACCGACGGGCGTGATCGCCCGGACCGACGCCGGCCGCCGGATAGCCATCTGCGACAACGCACCCGACACCCTCGCTGTCCCCATCGCCGCCGAGGCATCCCGGTGACCGCCGTCTGGTTCGCCGCCGCCTCCTGGACGGGCCTGCTGGCCGCGATGGTGTGGTGCGGGTGGCGGTGGCAGCGGGTCAAGGCCGCCGAGGCCCGCCAGCAGGCCGCCAGCGCCCCCGCAGCCCCCGGAACGGCCCGATGCCCGCGCCACGCCGAGATCGCCCGGCAGACGGCCGTGGACGCCCTCGAACTCTGGTACCTGCTGCCCGCCGTGACACCCACACACGAGGAGACCCGCTGATGGCCCGCCCGACCGACCTCGAAGAGCGGGCCCGCACCGCCATCGACACCGCTGCCCGTGCAAACGGCATCCACCTCCACCCCGGAGACGCCCGCCGCCTCGCCCGCGCCGCCCTCGACGAACTGCTCACCGGCACCGGCACCCACCGCCGCCGCCCCGCCCACGACCACCATCCGCTCACCACGAAGCCCGGCGCCACCGCCGACGACGCCCGCACCATCGCCCGCCGACTGGAGCAGACCCCATGACCGACCAGACCGACCTCCGCCAGCGCATCGCTGACCGTCTCTTCTCCCTGATGCGCGAGACCGCCGACTACGCCGAGGACAACCCGACGTTCGACCACGACCGGGTCCGCGCCGAAATGGCCACGCTTGTGGACACCGTCATGGACGTGATGCAGCCCGAGATCGACGCACTGGAGTGGCTCCGCGCCGAGCGTGCCGAGTTCGCCACCGAGCTGGAGCAGCTGCGCGCGGAGAGGGACTTTCTGCACGCGGTGCTCGCCCTCGCTGCCAAGGCGGACCTCGGCGGTGACCTCCTGTGGCGCCTCGAAGACGGACGCGTGCACCTGGCGGTCGACGTGAGTGACGTCTTCGCCTGGGGTGGGGCGGACGCCGAGGAGCTCAGCCCTGACCGGGTGCTGCTCCTGGAGCGGGCCTACGCGGACCTCTCGGCTATCAGCGGGGCGGCGGCGGCGTACACGGTGGACCTCTTCGCCGCTCGGCTCCGTGGGATGCGTCCTCAGGGCGCCGCCTACCCGTCTGATGCTGAGGCGCGGGCGCTGTTCGACGCCTGCGGGCCGGAACGTGAGCTGGGGCTGGGGAACCCTCGGCAGCCACCGCGCGCCGAGGAGCACGTGTGCAAGCCCGGCGCGGGCCTGTACTACTGCCCGACCGCCGGCGAGGTCGAATCCGACTGCCACGGCGGGTTCGACACCTGCTGCGACCGCCCGGACCTGCACCGGCCGATCCCCACCTGCGCCCACTGCGAGCAGGAGATCGAGCACAAGATGATCCACCCGAACATGGACGGCAACCACCAGATGCAGTGGGTCCACGTGCCGGGCGGCTACACGATCTGCTACCCGCAGCAGGGATCGACCAGCCCGCGGGCAACCCCGGCCGCGCCCGCTGAGGTCCGGCTCACCGTTGCCACGCCCGCCCCCACCGTCCTCGCGCCAGCCGACGAGGCCGCTCTGCTCCACGCCTACAACCTGCGCAACGCGCCAGCCACCTACTTCTGACCGCCCGGCCCCGCGCCCACCGCGCGGGGCCACCGCGGTTCCCGGCGCCGGGAACCCTGCTCACCTGCACTTCCTTGCCCCGCCGCACCGACCTGGAGCCGCCGTGCTGACCACCACTGCCGCCGCCCGCCTCCGCCGCCAGCTCGCAGACCTGCCCGAGCTGTACACCTGGGCACACCTCAGCCTCGCCCCCGGCAGCGGCCCCGCCGGCCCCCGCGTCACCGGCGCCACCCGCACCCCACCCCTGCCGCTCCGCCTCGACGTCCTGTCGCTGCTCGGCCCCGGCGACTACGTCGACCGCGCGACACCCGGCACCGAGACCGATCAGCACGGCCCCATGCCCGCAGCCGCGGTGCTGTCCGCCTGGTGCCAGGTGTTCTCCGGCCAGCCCTGCCGCCACCTCACCACCGCGGTGGACTTCCTCCTCCGCGTCCACGACGACGCCTGCCGCCACGCCCTGGCCGCCGATTACGCCGACGACATCGCCGACCTCCACCACCAGCTCGCCCGCCACGCCCACACCCGCCCCCGCCGCCGGCCCATGCAGCTGCCCTGCCCCCGCTGCGAGCTGCTGACCCTGGTCCGGCAGGACGGGCGGGACGTTGAGTGCACCAACCCCGGCTGCCGCGCGCTCCTGGAGCCGGCCGACTACGACCGGCGGGCAGAGCAGATGCTCGACGAACTCGAAGCCGCATGATGGACCCGTGACCCGCCTGCCAGACCTCGACCTCGGACCACGCCCGCGCGTCCGGCTCACCCTGCCGGACGACGCGGGCGTCGTCATCGCCAGCGCCCTCGCCCTCGAACACCGCCCCGACGGCCAGTGGTGGACCCACGTCGCCGTACCCAGCTGGGGCAGGTGGGACGTCCCCGGCCGGCCCGGCGTCGAGGAGCTTGCCCCCACCGAGGTGTACATGTGGGCGCCGGCCGCCGCGGTCGAGCGGATCGACGGGGAGGACTATTCGGCGGTGCCGCGCACCTGACCGCACATGACGAGCGCCCCGCACCGTGCTGGTGCGGGGCGCCTCGACGTGTCTGGGGCTACTCCGACCGGCGGCGCCGGTCCCGAGCCGCAGCCCTCTCTGCATGTGCGGCGAAGTACGGCTTCGCCGCGACCCAGTCCACCACCCGCGATCGTCCGATCACCTGGGTCGGCGGGAACTCCGGGTCGGCCTTGTGTAGCTGCGAGACGCGCTGATGGGTCATCGACGGGGCGATGCCTTCGGCTACGACTCGGCGGGCGCACTCCCTGAACGTCACCAAATCAGGCCCTCCTCCGTCGGTCATGGCCACCATTCTCTCCGCCCGCCTTGCCATATGGCAACCCACGGGCTAGCTTTGAAACCGGGACAGCAAAACGCCCCGGCCGGGCTCTCACACACCGGCCGGGGCAGCCCCACCCTCATGCCGCTAAGCCAGAGAGGGCAGGTCATGGACCAGAGTAGCCACACGGCAAGCCACGAGCACCACCAGGCACGCAACGAGACCGACGTCCAGTTCGAGATCGAGGCGCACCGCGCCTTCACGGAGACGTCCGACTCGCCGCAGCCCCTCATCCCCCGCGGCCGACGCGCCGCCGACGCGCTTCTCGGTCGGTAGCCGCCATGCGAGCCCTTGTGGAAGCGCTCGCCCGCCTGGCCTGGCGCTGCAACAGCTGCCAGATCGAGAACTACCCCGAAGCGCCGGTCTGCCGCATCTGCAGCCGACGCGGATGACCCAACCCACCACCCATCTCGGCCGCTGACGGCCGGACGGTGCCGCACCGCCCACCGCGGTGCGGAAGCCGCAGGCACTCAGGCCTTGGACATCGACTTCGGCAACCCGCACTCGCCCAGGAGGGCACCGTGATCAAGTTCCGCACCGAGCGCCGCACGCGGATGGTGTCGCACACCATCGACGGCCACACCAACCAGGTCCCGCAGAGCTACACCGTCCGCACCCCGCAGGTGCCCGCCGACTGGGATGTCATCGGCCTCCGCTTCGCCAGCGCCCTGGTCATGGGCCTCACCGTGGCAGCCATCGTCTGGTCGACCTACAGCATCGGCAGCCTCCTCCACGGCGGGATCGGCTTCGCCGCCGCCATCGTCTTCGACGCCGCGTGGCTGGTGAACATCGTGCTGGAGTGGCTCGCCCGCAACGACCCGCCGAAGCGGGCGTTCTCCAAGCGGCTCGGGTGGGCCCTGCTGGTCTGCACGATGGGCGCCATCTTCTGGCACGGCATGCTCGGTGGCGGCAGCAGCGGAGTGGCTCTGGGTGTCGTCGGCGCCTTCGTGTCCCTGTTCGCGAAGGTGCTGTGGATGGGGATCATGCGGTTCGTCGACCGCGACCTGTCCGAGGCTGACGCCGCGTGGGTCGCAGCCGAGGTGTCCAAGGCCAACGCCCAGCTTGCCGTCGCCAGCGTCCGCCGCCAGGTCGCACGGTCCGAGCAGCGCGCCGCAGCCGAGCTCCTGGCAGCCGAGCAGATCCGGTCCCAGATCTCCGAGCTCATGCCCAACCAGGCCGTGCGAACCATCGCCGTCCAGGCCTCGGCGAACACCGAGCAGCCGATCGACGTCATCGACGACGAGCCGGAGGCCGAGCCCGAGCGCCCGAACACGGTGCCGGTGAGCGGCGCGAACACCGATCGGGAACTCGTCCGAACAGGCCCGAGCATCGCCGATCTGGCCCGGCAGCACCTGTCCCAGGGCGCCAGCAACCCGGAGGTGGTCGCCAGCATCCTCCGGCGGGTGCCGACGGCGAACAAGGACTCCGTGGCGGCAACGGTCCGCAGGGAGCGCAAGAACCTCCAGGGCACGCAGGGCTACCTGTAGGCCGCCCAGCAGCCGGGCCGCCCCACCGGGCGGCCCGGCCTTCTCCCAAGACAGGAGTCTCCGCATGTCCGACACGATCACTGTCGCCGTCCAGGCCGAGCCTGAGCTGCAGGCACCGCAGTCCCCGAAGGCGCCTGCGGCTCAGGCTCCGACCAACGCAGCGCTTCCCGGCATCCCGCTCGCCATCGCCGGCGTCAACGTCGTCGGCACGGCCGCCGGCGGACTGGCCACACTGGGCGGCCCGGTGGCGCTCGCGGCCGTCGCGGGCACCGCCGGGGCTGTCGCCCTGGGGGCGGCCGTGCGCCGCCGTAGGTCTGCGGCCAAGCCGGGGAAGGGGAAGGCTGCTGCCCAGGCCCCCGCCCGTCACGGTTCGGTCGGTGCGGTGCCGCGGCAAGGTGCCGCCAGCGGGCTGCGAGCTGCCACCCGCGCCGCCGGCCACCGCTCGACCGCGCAGGGCGGCACCCCGAACGCGTCCGCCAGGTCGGCGGAGGCGCCGCGCGCGAACAGCCTCCACAAGCGCGCGAACACCCGCCCGACAAAGGCCTCCGCGAGCAAGAGCCAGGACGCCCCGGCCGCCGCTCGGCGAACAGCTGGTGATCAGGGTGTTCATGGTCCGCTCGGCCGTGTTCGCCACCTCGCGAACAAGGCCGCGAACAGTCGGCTGCAGAAGACCGAGCAGCGCCGGGAGAAGGGCCGTGCCAAGGCCCAGCGGGAGGCTGGCGTCAGCCCCGCCGTCGAGCGTCCCCCCACCTCGCCGAGCAGCCTGTCCAAGCCGCAGGGCAAGGCCCTGCGGCGCTCCGCCCTGCGGCATCGTGCCCGCCTGGCCACCGCCGGACTGCTGACCGCAGCGGTCGGCCTGGGCTCCGCCCTGGTCGGCAACTGGCGTCACCCCGGCAAGGTCGGCTCCCACATGCGCCGCACCTGGCAGCGGCTGACCGATCGCGCGCGCAAGGTCCGCGACAAGCGCGACGCGGCGATCCTCGGCAAGGCCGCCCCGGGCACCGTGCCCGTCCCCGCCGAGGTCGTCCACGACCCCAACCGGGCGTCCGAGCAGGTCACCGCCCCCACCTCGCCCGCACTCCGACGCGCCATCAGCACCCTGATCGGCCGCCGCCACAACCCCGTCACTGGAGAAGCCATGAGCGACACCACCACCCCCGCGTTCTCCCTGTCCGCCGCCGCCGACGTGATGCTGCAGGCCGCCACCACCTTCGACCCCGAGGTGATGGCCGAGTTCCAGACCCTGGTCGACGACCTGCCGGTGGCCTTCCAGACCATCCAGGACGTGCTGCGGGTCCTCGCGGAGAAGTCCGCCGAGACCCTGCCCGTTGACCCCACCGTCGTCGAGGAGATCGGCGAGGGCTACGTGGCGATGAACCGCGTGGTCGCCGCACTGGAGCAGGTCGGCCACACCTACCGCCGGGCCCACTCCGAGGACATCGAGCGCGTCGAGAACCCGCGCAACGGCCTGGAGTCCGAGCGCAAGTGGAACGTCTGACCAGTTCGCGGCAGGTGACACGCCCGTGTCACCTGCCGGGCCTGGCCCCGCCCTATCGACGCTGTGTGACTGAGGAGACACCCTGATGAGCATGACCGAGACCGCCGGCCGCAGCCGTGCGAGCACCAAGAAGACCACGCCACCGGTGGACTGGAAGGCCGGACACGGCGTGCTCACCGGCACCATCAACGGCGTCGGCGGCGCCCTGACCTGCGCTGCCGTCGGCCACGCCGCCGGAATGCCCGCCGGATGGGCCCTCGCCGCTGGCGCCGCCGGAGCCATGGGCACCATCGCCGCAGGCCTCAAGCGCCGCCTGACGTCCGCCACCCTGACCTTCCGCGCCTCCTGCTGGATGGCCGCCGGCGGCTGGACCTCCTGGGCCCTGTCCCACGGCGGGCCCTGGACCTGGGAGAACGGCGGCGCCCTCGCCGTCGCTGGCCTGGTGGCTGGCACCGCTGCCGCTGGCTTCGCCGCCCACGAGGAGGTCGAACAGGAGAGGCGCCGCACCATGCTGCTGATCGGCGCACGCCGCCAACTCGCCGAGGAATGGATTGACCGCCTGCACCGGATCTGCCGCATCGAGGGCGCCGCCATCCCCGCCATCGAGCAGTGGAAGTCCGGGTTCGGGTACACCGTGGAGGTGGAGCTCCCCGGCGGCATCACTCGTCGGTCCGTCGCCGACCACGCTGATGCTCTCGCCTCCGACCTGGACGTTCCCCTCGGGGGTGGCGTGCAGGTCATGCCCGGTGTCTCCCGCAGGCGGGTCCTGATTCAGGTGCAGACCGCCAGCACCGCTGGCCTGGAGATCCCCTTCCCGATGGATGACCTGTCCGACCTGACCGTCAACAACCTGGTCCCGGCCGGGCTGCTGTCGGCTGGTGACGTCGCAGGCATCGACCTGCGTCAGGCGTCCACCATCGTCACCGGGCCCACCGGCACCGGAAAGACCAACTGGCTGCACACCGTGATCGCGCACCTCGCCCGCACCACCGACACCCTGGTCTGGGTCATCGACCTCAACGGCGGCTCGATCGGCCTGCCGTGGCTGCACGCCTGGCGCGAGGCTCAGCAGGGCAGCGAGGGCAGCAGGTGGGCGGGCGCCGACATCCCCGTGCCCGGCGTCGACTGGGTCGCGTCGACCCCGGCGGAGGCCACCCTGATGGTCAAGGCCGCCGTGCGGATCGCCAAGCGCCGCAAGGTCGTCTACCAGGACCGCATGCGTGCCGCGAACACCGACATCCTGCCGGTCGGCCCCGACGTCCCGGAGATCGTCATCATCATGGACGAGGGCGCCGAGGTGACCCTGACCAGGGAAGCGCGGGCCGTGATGGCGGGCGTGTCCGAGGTGACACGCATCGCCCGCGCGATGGCGATCCGCACGATTCTGTCCATGCTGCGGGTCACCCAGGACATCCTGAGCGACCCGGTCCTGCGGAAGATGGCGTCCAACCGGGTCGCCACGGGCGCCAACGAGGACTCCGAGCTGGGGCACCTCTTCGGCTGGCGCGCGCTCAAGGCCGAGGACTCCTTCGCCGGGCCCGGGTCGCTGCTGGTTGGTGTCGAGGGCAAGCAGCCCAACAAGGCTCAGCAGTGGCGGATCCTGCCCACCATGATCGAGGAGATCACCGCCGAGACATCCGCCCGCCGGCCGACCCTCGACAAGCCGTCCCTGGAGGCCGCAGGCGACGCCTACGCCGACCGATGGCTGCTGGAGCGGTGCGGGCATCTGTGGGCGGCGAACACGGCGAACACGGCGAACACCGATGTCAGCGAGGCGAACACGCCCCGCGAGTGGAAGGCCACCGCCGGATGGGACAAGCCGAGGACGCCGAGCGTCGCCGAGCTGGAAGCCATGTGGGAGGCCGAGCCCGGCAACGACCAGGACAGGCCCGAAGGCGTCGACTGGGCGGACCCGTCGACCTGGCGGACCGGCCGCGAGACGCCCCAACCCGAGCAGCCCGACGCCCGGCAGGCCGCCCTCATGCTGATCCTGGTGGCCGGCCCCGAGGGCACCGGCGCGTCGGCCCTGGAGCGCGAGCTCAAGCCTGACTTCGGCACGACCCGACAGACCATCGTCGGGTGGCTCAAGCAGTGGGCGGAGATGGGCGAGGTCGTCCGGGTCGGGGAGGGCAGCAAGGCCAGGTACGTTCACCGCCGGCACGCGCCCGAGCCGCCCACAGAGGGCTGACCCTGTCGCCTGTCGCATCGCCTGTCAGCCCCTCCTTCGGGAGGGGCTGCAAGCTGTCGGGACACCTGTCGCACCCCATCCGACCTGGAAGGCGACAGGCGACAGACAGCGACAGCGACACGACAGACGACAGGATGGGCGACAGGCGAAGGCGACAGATCCCCGTTCGGCTGTCAGTGCCCTGTGCCACCCTGCTGGTGGTGCTGTGCGCACCTCCGCGGCCCCGACGTCCACCCCGTGCGTCGGGGCCGCACCACGCCCACACCGAGGTCGCTTGCCCGCGTCACCGGCGGACTGTACCCTCCGTTACCAGCAGAACAACTCTGCCCACATGCACACCGAAGGCCCCTGACACCACGTCGGGGGCCTTCGTCGTAGGCGGGAGGACACCAGGTGCGCTACCAGCCCTACCAGCTCCCGCCCCTCGACCAGATCGACCCCGAACACCTCCTCACCGCCGACCAAGCCGCGGAAGTCGTCGACCGGCAGCCCGGCACCATCAAGCAGTGGGCCAAGCGCGGGAAGATCACACCCATCGACCTCGGCGACGGACGCGGCCGGCTCTACCACCACATCGACGTCGCCCAGGCCGAGAAGTGGATACGCGACCACGGCGACCGCCGCGGCGGCGGAGACCACCGCAGCGCCACCTACCGCGCCAGCACCGGCCAGCGCGCCGCCTGACGTCACAGACCTGTCACACCCCGCGCGCAGCTCGCACACATGCGGCACGCTGGCGCGATGCGCACACCCACCATCGCACTCACCCTCGCCGCCGCAGCCCTGGCGCTCACCGCATGCAGCAGCAGCGGCACCACCGCAGCCGCGCAGCCGTCCACGCAGGCCTCCTCGGCGCTCAGCAGTCCGCAGCCAAGCGCCCCGGCACCCAGCAGCGCCGCCCCGAAGATGGACCCCGCCAGGGCCGCCCTGGAGACCGCCGTCAGGGCCTACTCCACGGCCTACTTCAAGCCCGACCCGGACGCCGCCTACGCGCTGCTGTCCAAGCGTTGCGCTGGCGCCGTCAGCCAGGCCGTGTACGCCGCGGTCGTCAAGGGCGCGGCCAAGGACTACGGCCAGCAGGCCATCAAGACCCTGACCGTGGACCAGCTCTCCGGCAGCATGGCCCGCGTGTCCTACACCTACGCCGTGCCCAAGCTCGACCAGAACGGCCAGCCCTGGGTGCGCGAGGGCGGCTCCTGGCGGTACGACGCCTGCTGACCGCGCACAAGACCGGCCCCGCCACTGATCCCCCGGGTGGCGGGGCCGCCGCATACCACCTGTCGGGTGGATGGGGATGCCGCCCCGGGTGTGAGGGCGCCCGGGGCGGCGCACCACCACGCGATCAACGACCGCTGAAGACATCACAGGACTGGTGACCATGGCTGCCGCAGACGTCCGCATCACCATCAAGGCAGAGCTCAAGGTGGATGAACGGACCGCTGCTGCACTGCTCGCCCTCGGCTGGACGCCTCCCGATAGCGAGCCCGTTGCCGGGCGAGACTTCGACCCCAACCCCGGTGGGCATTGGGAGCACTGCCTGTGCAAGTGGTGCCACCCCAAGGCCGAACGTCAGAGCCTCACCGACCAGTACACAGACCCCAGGCTGATCGGCCCGGCTGATGCCTAGAACCCAAGGCCGCCACGGGTAGTGATAAGCCCATGTCAGAGGGCTGATATGACCAGGAGTAAGGGCCGCAGCGGACGCCCGTGGCGCCGCATCCGTGCCGAAGTCCTCGCCAGTAACAGCGTGTGCTGGCTGTGCGGGCACCCCATTGACCTCACCCTGCCGGCCACGCACGCCATGTCAGCGACCGTCGACCACGTCGTCTCGCTGGCGGCCGGCGGCGATCCCCGGGGGGCGGAGAACTTGAAGCCCGCACACCGCCGCTGCAACAGCCGCAAGGGCGCCGGGGAAGCTCAGCTCAACGCCCCCACCAGCAGGCCCTGGTGAGCCTCACCGTGGTCACCGGGCCACCAGCCGCAGGCAAGACCACATGGGTCATGGACAGGGCCAAGCCCGAGGACATCGTCATCGACTTCGACCGTCTGGCCGTCGCCCTGGCCGGTCCGGGTGCGGACAGTCACCAGCATCCGAAGCACCTGAAGGATGTCACGTGGAGTGCACGGTCTGGTGCCGTCACTGCCGCGCTCAAGCTCGCTGAGCGTGGCCACGCGGTGTGGCTGATCCATACGCAGCCGAGCGATGCGACGCTCGCGCGCTACCGCAAGGCCGGCGCCGAGGTCGTCACCGTGGACCCCGGCCGTGACGTGGTCGAGGAGCGTTGCAGAGCGCTACGGGCGCCCGGGTCACTCACGGCAGTGGGGCGCTGGTACTCGGCACAGGCAAAGGCGCAGGTCAGAGGCTCATCACCCATCGTGACGCCGAGTGAAGACGGCTCGGCCTCGGCGGTCACGTCCCGTGCATGGTGACGGGACGGAGGGGGGCCTTGGGTCATCGCGGATCGGGGGGCCGGGTGACCCCA